GGCATGATCTCGCGCGAACCGATCTACGCCGCGCTGTTCGGCCTCCTCGAAACCGCGGCCGATTTCGCGGTCGTCGACCGGCGCCTGCGGCATTGGAGCGACGTGTCGCCGCCCGAGCAGCCGGCGCTCTTCATGGCGCAAAAGACCGAGCTGGCGAGCGTCAAGACGCTGGGCGCGCCGACGGTGTGGACGCTCGCGGTCGATCTTTATCTTTACGTCCATTCGAGCGACCCGTATCTCGCGCCGGCGACGGTGCTGAACCCGCTCCTCGATGCGGTCGAGGCCGCGCTGGCGCCGTCGGCGACGACTGGGCTTCAAGATCTCGGCCTGCCGGCGACGGTCCAGCACGCCTATATCAGCGGCAAGATCGAGACCGATGAGGGCGTGCTCGGCGACCAGGCCGTCGCGATCGTGCCCATCGAAATCCTCTGCGTCTGATTTGAACCCACTCCCAACCACGTTGAACGTGGTCTCTCAGTCCCGTCATGGCCGGACTTGTTCCGGCCATCCACGTGGATCCCCGGGACAAGCCCGGAGATGACGAAAAAGGAATATTCCAAATGAACGACACCGCCCCATCAAAGGCGGCGCTGCCGGCGCTTGCGCCGGAGCCGCCGCCCGACAACCACGACGCGCTGATCGAGCGCTGGTGGAACGATCATTTCCCGGGGTCGCCGGTAGCGGCGATCACCGCCGCCTGGAACCACGCCTTCGCCGCCAAGGAAGAGCTGAAGCGGCGCCTTGCCGGTCTCGATGGGGCCAGCCTCAAATCGGAGGAAAACTGACATGCAGCTCGCTTTCGGCGCCGGGGCGCTGTGGGGCAACCGCACCGATGTCACCGGCTCGGGTATCGGCCCCGACCAGTTCGGCATCCTGCAGGATGTGCAGATCGACTGGGATTGGCAGACCAAGGAGCTTTGGGGCCAGTTCCAATTCCCGGTCGATATCGCGCGCGGCCAGGGCAAGATCACCGGCAAGGCCAAGTTCGCCCGCATCTTCGGCGCGATCTACGGCGATCTGTTCTTCGGCCAGATCCCCGCGACCGGCCAGCTGACCGTGTCGGAGAACGAGGCCGCGAGCGTTCCGGCGACGACGCCCTACACGGCGACGGTCGCCAACGCCGCGAGCTTTTCGGATGATCTCGGCGTCTTCTACGCGAGTGGTGCCAACGCCGGCGAGCGCTTCACTCGGTGACAACGCCATCGTCGGCCGGCCAGTATTCGGTCAATATTTCGACCGGCGTTTATACGTTCTCCGCCGCCGATTCGAGCGCCGCGCTCCTCATATCCTATCTCTATGCGCCCAATTCGGCGGGCAAAAAGCTCGTCGTCACCAACCAGCTGATGGGTTTTACGCCGACCTTCAAGGCGACGTTTTACACCCAGAAATCGACGCTCGGCGTGCCGGCCGGCCTGGCGCTGGTGCTCAACGCCTGCACCGCGACCAAGCTCTCGCTGCCGACCAAGACCGACGATTACGAGATCCAGGAATTCGATTTTTCCGCCTTTGCCGACGCCACCGGCACGATCGGCTCGCTCAGCACGTTGGAATAGACGCGCCGACCTCCGTCGGCGCATCCGGCACCAGCCCGCTCCCCACCGGGCCACCCAACGAAAGTATGCTGATTGGGCGGCCGGGTGGGGGAGCGGGCTGGTGCCGTAGGTCGGGCGGATGCCCGACCGCACTTGATAAGGAACTCCATTGTCATTCCCGCGAAAGCGGGAACCCCATGAACACCGACCGTTTCCTACTTGGCTCGGCCCGTCTTCATGGGTTCCGGGTTCGGCCTATCGGTCGTCCGAAATGACCGTTATCTCTTCGGGTAGGCGGTGAAGGTGTAGTCCTGAGCCGCTACAGTCGTGTGACATGCGTAGCCGCAGTTGTGGCCGCTTAAGGAAAGGTCGGAAGGCTTAAACGTGTCGGACGCTGCATCATAAGCAAACTCGGCGTATGCCCAGCCGTGGGTGTCCGGGAATCTCTTGGTATCCTTTTCGATTACGTCCACTGCTTTCAGAGTGTCCGGTACCATTACGGAATAGGGGGATACAGTGTTCTTTTTAGGGACCCACTCGATCTTCACGATCTTGGAGCCGTCGGGAAAAAGCTTGCCATTGGCGGGGAGGCCTTGCCGATATGCGTCCATCATCACGTCATTCGCCACGATCACTTTTAACAACGTTTCGGTCTGACTGACTGCCACATCCTTCCAGTCCTCGTATCCTCGGAAGTCGGAGAGCGCGAGGCCGTCCGGCACTTGCACCGTATATTTGTCCTGTGCGGCCAAGGCCACGCCGCCCAAAACGGCGACAAACGACGAGACGGTGACGATCGTCGGAAGATTTTTGCTCTTCCGTACACGGGCCAACCAAATCTTCAGCATGATCTAGCCTCCATGTCTGGGGCCGAGAGGGTTCTCGACTGTGTTCAACAACCGATCGAGAGCCGCCCGCGGTGTGAACGCGGACGGCGTACAACTATGAACGGAAAGCCATGACAAAAATCACCCTCGGCGGTCATGATTTCGCGATCGAGCCGCTAAAACTTGGTCAGTTGCGGTCTTTGCTCGACGCGTTGGACGATCTGTCGGGCAAGACCGGCGGCGCGATGATCGACGCCGCGGCGCGGGTCATCCAGGCGGGACTCGTCCGCACCATGCCCGACCTGACGCTCGATGGCGTGCTCGAACTGGAAGCGACGATGGACGAGGTCACCGCAGCCGTGGCGACGATCCTCAACGCCGCGGGGCTGCGTCGCCCGGAAGGCGCTGCGCCGGGGGAAGCAGGGCCGGTGGCGAACCCAGGCTCCGCGCCGGGCTGACCGGCATCTACGGCGCGCTCGCCACCGGCTGCTCCTACCCCTATCCGGCGATCGACGGCATGACGCTCGCCGAGGCCGGGCAAATCTTTGCCTATTGGACGGAAAACCCGCCGACCCATCTGATGGCCCAGACGATCGCCCGGATGCTCGGCTGGAAGCCGGCTTCGGGTGTGGTGCCGCCGGTCTCCGACATCATCGCGATGGCGCCACCCGGTCTCGCGATCGCGTCGGGCGGCGATCTCGGCATGCCGGCGCCGGTGCTCGATATCGCGGCGTTGCGCGCCCGCAACCGCGCCCGTTTGGCGAACCGGTCCGAAACAGTTTAGTTTCGCCGCAGCCTTGGCCGGGAGATGTCCATGATCGCTCATGTTTCTATCGGCGTGCGCGACCTCGATAAGAGCAAATCCTTTTACGATGCGGCGTTGAAGCCGCTTGGGTATGCCTGCCTGAGAGCAGCACGAAGCATGACGGGCTATGGGTATGGACGCGACAGCATCGCCCTCTGGCTCACCTTGGCTGAACGACCGGTTCCGCCCGACGAGAAATCGGGCCTGCATTTCTGTTTTGTGGCGGCGAGCCGAGCCGCCGTCGATGCCTTTCACACCGCTGCTTTGGGCGCCGGCGGTAGCGATAACGGTGGGCCCGGAATGCGCGCCCAATACGGTCCTGACTACTACGCAGCTTTCGTTATCGATCCGGATGGGTACCGGATCGAGGCCTATTGTGGCCCACCCGAAACCTGAGCGTCCCCACGCTGCGCACCCGCAACCGCGCGCGTTTGGCGAACCGGCCTGACAGACTGTAGCCTTCGCGCGAAGAGGAGGCGCGGATGCGGGTTGTGGCGGCGGCGGTGATCTTACTCGCCGCGGGGGCGGGTGAGGCGGGTGCCGCTTCGTCGACGCCGGCGGTGTCGCCCGAGGACGCCCATGCCGGGTGCATTCATACCGATCTGCGGCCGTGCATGATCTCGCTGGGCTCGGCGCTGTGGTTCGATATGAAAGTGGTGGCGCCGGAAATCGCCCAGCGCAACGAGCTCGATGTCAACGGCAAGACCGCGCGCCGCACGATCCCGATCACCGCCGCGGTGCCCGGTCATACCGAAAGAATTACGATCGTGCTGACCTTAGCCTCGCCGGCGCCCAACGATCAGGTGGTGAAGATCGAGGTGCTCCTTCCGGAAGACCCGGATCTCGCGCATACCGCCGCGGAGTACGACAAGACGTTTCTCTACGACACGGTGTCGGTGCTCCTTGGCAAAGCCTGCCCGACGCTCGACAAGATGACGCTCTACCGGTTCTACGAAAACAGCCTGAAACCGCGCGAAGTCGTGAAAACCCAAGCGCTTAAGGACGGAAACCTCAACCGCACCAAGCAGACCGTCGATACCGACAAAGTGCCGTTTTGCGGGGCGCTGTTCAGCCTGCATCGACAGGCGGAATGGAACGGCACGCCCGAAATTCGCGAAACCGGTCGGCATAAAGGCGCCGGCAGCCTGACGACGCTGGAGATTGAGTAGCTTCTCGCTCCCCGGCCGGAGAATTAGACAATTCATCAACCCGCTTCGGCGGGTTTTTTCGCGCCGGCGGTTCGCCCGGCGCGCGAGGTGAGGCATGGCGGATACGGTTCAGATCAGTTTTGGCGTCGATGTCGACAACGCGATCGGCCCGATCAACGAGCTGAAGAGTGCGATCTCGGGGGTCGGCGCGCCGCTCGCGGCGATGCGCGACGCCTCGGCCGACGCGGCCGAGGCGCAGCAGAAATCGATGGAACTGCTGGTGAGTGCGACGCTTCAGGCGACGCGCGCGATGCAGCAGGCCGACGCCTCCTATGTCGAGGCCTTTAAGAACGGCATGCAGATCCTGGTCGACAGCAAGCAGCTTTCGCTGCAACAGGCGCTCGGCTTCGACATCGACTACACGGCGCAAATCTACGCGCAGGAGCGCCAGCGGCTTGCGGCAATCCAGGAGAACGACCAGGCCGCGACCGAGGATCGGCGCGCCGCGCTGGCGATGATGCAGGAGCTCGATGCCCGCTACGCGGCGCAGGCGAGCAATGAATATCGCCAGTTGGCCGATGCGGCGCGCAGCCAGGCCGATGCTGTCGCCCGCTCGTATGAGCAAGCCTTTGATCGCGCCGGCGGTTCGGTGCAGCGGACCTTCAATGAGATCCTGACCGGGCAGACCACTTGGGCCAAGGGCATGACGCGGATGGTGCAGGAGGTTGAGAGCTTCTTCCTCGAAGAGGTCGAATCGATGGCGGCGAAATGGGCCGCCTCCGGCCTCGCTGACCTCGCCGGCGGTGCGGTGTCGAGCTCGGTCGGCGGCGCCCAGGCGACCGGCGCGAGCGGGCTCGGCGCCGCACTCACCGCGCTGATCGGCGTCAACCAGCCGGGCGGGTTGTTCGGCAGCGGACTATTTTCTGGCGCCGGCAGCGCCTCGGCAACCGCGCAGACGGCGACAATGACGGCCAACACCACCGCGCTGGGGGCGTCGACCACGGCGCTGGCCGCGCTAACGACGGCCCTCACCGGCGCCACAGCGGCCGGCGCGACCGGCGCCGGTGCGTCGCTTGCGGGCGGCGCGACCGCGGCGGGTGCAGCGGCGGGTGGAGGCGGGCTATTTTCCTGGGTCGGCGGCCTCCTCGGTTTTGCCCGCGGCGGCATCGTGCCGTCGGCGGCGGGCGGCTGGGCCTTGCCGAATTTCGCCGGCTCGACCCCGGCGCTGCTCCACGCGCGGGAGATGGTGCTGCCGGCGGATATCTCGCAGGGCTTGCAGGGCATGATCGCGTCCGGTGGCGCCGGCGACGCGCATTTCCACGCGCATTTTCATGGACCCGCCGACGCGCCATCGATCAGCCGCTGGTTCCGCGAAAATCTAAAGAGCAACGCCGGCGCGGTGCGCGACCTATTCCGGCAGAACGTGCTGACCCCGCGCAGCTTTTAGAGCCTCATCATGACCGCGATCTTCCCAACGCTGCCGGGTCTCGGCTGGAGCGTCAGCAAGGCGCCGCGCTTTGCGACCCGCATCCAGCGTGCGGTCTCGGGCCGCGAGCTGCGCGTCGTCGACCAACCGAACCCGATCTGGACCTGGACGCTGACCTACTCGATGTTGCGCGACCAGAACGATACGCGCGCCGCGAGTGGGCCGGGTGTCGGCTACGACGAGCTGCGCACGCTGATGGGTTTTTTTCTGCAGCAGCAGGGCTCGTTTCAGCCATTCCTGTTCGACGATCCGAGCGATGACCGGGCGAGCGCGCAGGCGATCGGTACCGGCGACGGCAGCACAACCGTGTTTCAGCTGGTCCGCACGATGGGCGCGGCTTTGCCTGGCGGCGGCTTCGCCGAGCCGATCACTGCGCCGAATACCGTCGCCACGATCTATTTCGACGGCGTTCGGCAAAGCGCGTCCGGCTACAGCGTCGATGCGAGCACCGGGCTGGTGAATTTTTCGAGCCCGCCGCCGGCCGGCCAGCTCGTGACCGTCGATTTCACCTACTACTTCCGCGTCCGCTTTGCCGACGATTCCAGCGAATTCGAGAACTTCCTGTACCAGCTCTGGGCGCTGAAGCAGCTGAAACTCCAATCGGTCTTTGTTTAGCCCTCCAACTGGTCATACCGGCGAAGGCCGGTATCCAGGATGCCAACGCGACAGCGGCTGAAATCTGGGTCCCGGCCTCCGCCGGGACGACGCAATAGGGACATGAGATCACCATGAGACCGGCTTCCGCGGCGCTGCAAAGCTATCTCGCGGCGAACGACAGTTTTGTCGTCGTCGACCTCTATACGTTCGCATTGGCCTCGGGCGCGGTGCTGCGCTATTCGGGCTGGACGACACCGCTCACCATTCCCGGCACCGCGTTTCCGGCCGGCAGCCTCAATTTCGATGCCGCCGGCTACACGAGCTTCGAGCTGGGGCCGCGGTTCGGCCGCTCAATGGTGACAACCAAGATCGGCATCGAGCCGACCGAGCTCGACATTTCGATCCTCGCCGGGGTCGGCGATCTAATCGGCGGGTCGAGCCTCGCCGACGCGGTCAGAATCGGGCAGTTCGACGGCGCGACCGTCGAGCTCGACCGCCTATTCGCACCGCCGCAGGCCGATGGCTCCGGCGCACTGGCGACAAGCCTTGGCGCGATCGTCGGGTTCTATGGCCGGGTCGCAGAAACCGATGCCGGACGCAGCAAGATCGACATGAAGGTGAAGTCGCTGCTGAACCTGCTCGCCCAGCAGCAGATGCCGCGCCGGCTCTATCAGGCCGCCTGCACCCATGTGTTCGGCGACGCGATGTGCACCTTCAACCGAGCCTCGATGGCCGCCAGCATCACCGCGGCGGCGGGGTCGAGCCAGGCGGCGATCGTCACCACGCTCTCGCCAAGCCCTTCGACGCTTTACGACCAAGGCACCATCATCGCGACGAGCGGCGCCAACGCCGGACAGAGCCGCACGATCGCGCAACTCGCGAGTGGCAGCATCCAGCTCCTCAAGGCTTGGCTTGAGCCGGTCGCCACCGGCGACGCGTTCGAGCTGTTGCCGGGTTGCGACCACACCCTCGCCACCTGTCAGAACACATTCAACAATCTCGTTCATTTCGGCGGGTTCCCCTACATCCCGCCGCCGGAATTGGCGGTCTGACGATGGACGCGCGGGAAAAGCCCCTCTCCGCCCATCGGGGGGAGAGGGAGGGGCCCATTGCGGAGCAATGGGAGGGTGAGGTGGGCAGCCGACAGCGGTTTTCCCACCTCACCCCAACCCTCTCCGCCCCCAAGGGCGGAGAGGGAGCACGCCAGTTAGTCGTCTCGGAGGCCCGCGAGTGGCTCGGCACGCCGTTTCACCATCAGGGGCGGGTCAAGGGCGGTGGGGTCGATTGCGCGATGCTGCTCGCCGAGATCTATCACCGCTGCGGGCTCGTCCCTTATGTCGATCCTGGTTATTACCCGCCGGATTGGCACCTGCACCGCGACGCCGAGCGCTATCTCGAGCAGTTGATGCCGTACGCGCACGCACTTGCCGGGCCGCCGCTTCCCGGCGATGTCGCGGTGTTCCAATTCGGCCGCACCTTTTCGCACGGCGCCATCGTCGTCGCCTGGCCGCTGCTCATTCACGCCTATTGGCAGCGCGGCGTCGTCTGGGGCGATGCGACCCTCAATCCGCTCGCCGGACGCGAGGTCAAGTTCTTCGGGGTGATCGATGATTGATGTCGCACCCACGGGGAAGGGCGGGGGTCCGACCCCGTTTGTCAACGCGTTCAGCAACCCGACCATCGGGTCGCTGCGCTACAACACGAGCCAGGCTGGCAGCCCGATCTTCGTCTGCTACGGCACGCAACGGCTGGCGATCAATCTGCTCGAATATTGGAATTTCCAGGGGTCGAGCAGCAGCACCAGTAGCCCCGGCGGCAAAGGCCTTGGTAGCAGCAGCGGCAAGAAGGGTTCGAACCAGCAATATTCGGTCGATGTCGCGTTCGGCATCTGTCAGGGGCCGGTATCGTTCACCGGCTCGATCTACGGCGATTTGGGCGCGAACCGGGTCTGGGCGAATGGCGGCGTCGCCTTCGGCCTCGGCAATGTCGGGCTCAACGGCTATGCCGGCGCTGACGGGCAAACCGCCGACCCGATCTTCGCCAGCTCCGACATCAACCAGCCGGTCATCGGCTATTCCGGTACGTGCTACGTCACCGGAACGCCGCTCAACCTCGGTTCGTCGTCGGCGATCCCCGATATCTCGTTCGAGATCACCGGGTTCGAGAGCGGCACCGGCGGTCCGGGGTTTCCCGACGATTCGCGCCCCGATCTGATCGTCGCCGATCTGCTGACCAATCCGCGCTACGGCGCCGGGTTCCCCGCGGCCAATCTCGACACCGCCGGCGCGCTCGCCGATTGGGGCAATTACTGTCAGGCGGCGCAGCTCGCGATGTCGCTCTTGCTCGACAAGCAGCAGCCGGCGGCGCGCTGGATCGAGGAGATGACCGAACTCACCGTGTCGGCCGTCGTCTGGTCCGGGACGCTGTTGAAGATCATCCCTTACGGCGATCAGGCGCTCGCGGCTAACGGCGCGAGCTGGACGCCGAACCTGACCTGGCAATACAGCCTTGGCGATGCCGATTTCCTGCCGTGGTCCGATGGTGGCGGGTCCGGCGCGAGCGATCCGGTGCTGCTGACGCGCAGCGATCCGTCGCAGGCGACCAATTGGCTGTCGGTCGAATACATGGATGCCGCCAACAGCTACAACCCGCAGATCATCGCCGCCTTCGACCAGGGCGCGATCGACCTCTATGGGCTGCGCACCGAGCCGTCGATCCAGGCGCACGAATTCACCAACCCGACCAGCGCGACGATCTCGGCGCAATTGATGCTGCAGCGCCGGCTTTACGTGCGCAACAACTACAAATTCAAGCTCGGCTGGAAATACGCGCTGCTCGAACCGATGGACATCGTGCTGATCACCGACGCGACACTCGGGCTGGTGGCGGCCGCAGTGCGCATCACGCAGATCGAGGAGAACGACAACGGCGAACTGACCGTCACCGCCGAGGAAATCCCCGGAGTGACCCCATGAACCAGGTGACGCCATGACCGGCACGATCGCGCCGATCGGAGTCGGCACCGCGATCTTGCACAGCAAGCAGACGACCGCCGGAGCGCCGCTCGACCCGTTTGTCGATCCCGGCAACACCAAAGCGCCGATCATCTTCGAGCCGACCGCGATCCTGACCGGCGGCTCGATCGAGGTATGGATCATCGCCAGCGGCGGCGCCGATTGGGGCGGCTGCCAGGTCTGGGTCTCGACCGACGGCAATACCTACGGGCTCGCCGGAACGATCTATCGCGGCGGACGGCAGGGCGTGCTGGCCACGAACCTGCCGGCGGCTGGCGATCCCGACACCACGGATACGCTCGCCGTCGATCTGACCGAATCGCGAGGCCAGCTTCTCTCCGGAACCGATGCGGATGCCGATGCCTTTGTGACTTTGTGCTTTTGCGATGGCGAACTGGTTTCGTATGCGACCGCGACGCTGACCGCTTCCTACAAATACGACCTCAATTATTTGCGGCGTGGCGTTTACGGCACCGCGATAGCCGCGCACGGCAGCGGCGCCCAGTTCGCGCGCTTCGGGCCCAACGATCCGGCGCTGTTTCGCTATTCCTATCCGGCGAGCTTTATCGGCCAAACCGTCCACGTAAAGCTGCCCGGCTTCAACATTTTCGGCCAGGCGCTGCAAGGTCTCGCCGGGTTGTCGGCCTACAGCCACACGCTGCTCGGCACAGGTGGGCAATCGCTCGACGTCATCGCGGCGCTCGCCGCCGGCGTGGCGCAAGACTGGGGCACGCTCGGCACCAGCATCGCGGCGCAGGCCGATTTGGCCTCGATCGCCACCGCTCTCGGCTACGACATCAGCCTGGGCACGCTGGCCTAAGGCTCATCCTGCTCATCCCATAAAGGGAGACGCGCTTGTCTCATACCCAGGTTCAATGGGCCCGCGGTACGACCGCGCAGGTCGGCGCCTATACCGGCCCGACCGGCGAATTGGTGCTCAACACCGACGATTGGAGCCTCCAGGCGCAAGACGGCGTGACCGCCGGCGGCTGGGTGGTGCGCCCGCGCCTCACCATCCGCACAGTGACCGCGACGGGCGCCCAGGCGGTCAACATCACCGACGATGTGATCGCCTGGCTGCCGACAACGCCGGCCGCGACAACGTTCACCCTGCCGTCGAGCCCGCGCACCGGCGAGCAGCATGCTTTCAAATATCTCGCCGCGAGCGGCAGCTTCACGCTGACGATCGCCGCGCCATCGGGTCAGACCATCGACGGCGCGGCCTCGGTCGCGCTCAACACGCTCTATGCGTCTCTGCGCGTCGCCTACGCCGGCGCTAACGCCTGGATCGTTCTGTGATGAGCGGCGTCGCTGTGCATCACGCCGCTACGGCGGTGTTGCGATGATCGGCCGCCTCGCGGAGATGCTGCATCCGCATTTCAGCCCCGACATCACGCTTGGTCACCTGCTGCAGGCCGGGGTGGTGCTGGTCGCCGGCGGTGGCGGGATTCTTGGCGGCTATCTGAGCCTGCGCAGCGATATCGACATGCAGTGCGCCGAG